CGCGGATTCTCAAAATACAACTTCCAAGGGTTAAATTGTTCGTGAACGGTAGCTCCAACAGCCCAATCATAACTTGCAATTTTGATAGGACGTTGAAAAAACTCGTCTAAAGAAGCATCACTTTCCAAAGCGTGATCTCGCAGAGGATCGAAATTACTCTTTTCTTCCAAACGGTAACCCGGCATAGTATCGACAAACTTAACATTTTGCTCGACTTCTTCACCTGGGCCCATAGAAATTTCTTGAGTATCCCTCGCTTCCTCTGTGGTTGGAACTTCTCTAACTTCTTCAGACTGTGGGGTACAGCGTGCTTTCATATCACGCCATCGTCTATAAGCAAACCATTGTTCATCGGTCATACGGACTATATGTACACGTTGTTCGTCCGTCTCAAAACTGCCGACGTGATTATTCTTAGGAAACTGACCAGGATGAACCTCACCTGAATGAGGTTCAACTTCTTCAGCTCCTTTATCACAACAATGATTTTCTATACGGCATGTGCTATTTCGTATGTCTTTTGCTAAAGCATACATTATATACAATGAAATAGCACCTAGGTATCCCCAAATACCATAAGTCGCGTCATCCGACGCTTGTGGATTGATAGTGTCCACCGCACATTGAATATGGTCTCTAAGACTTCGCGGAGACCAAATACGCCAATTATTGAAAGGAATATTTACAAAATGTGTATAATGTATTATATACACGACTCAGGAGCTACCCTAAGTCACAAAGACGCCTGTCCCTTTAATACATCTAGGTAACTACAGACTTACGAATTTTCATATTTTTCCAACCAATTTTGCACACGCTCGTCAAACGTTGTGCTAACGGCTGGGACAGGAAGATTTACTTTTTGGCAAACTTGTTTCATTTGCTCGGCTCGCTTTTCATATACTTCCCGTCCATGTGCGAACCATTCATGCATTGCTGTCTCAATACAACTGACGGCCACTGATTCTGGCAATGTCTTCTTTGACTTCAAATTCGAATGCAAGGATTTCCATATAGAATTTTCATCTAAACATCCAATTGAAGTATTAATCTCTGGGATATAAACAGATTTTCTTTTCAAAAAATCTGCATCCTC